ATAGCCTTTTGGTGTGCCAATCCAGAGTGCACGGCCTTGTTTGTCTGCAAGCATTGGGCGTAAGACCTCAAACCATGCGTCGGGAGACATATCGGCAAACTCGTCCATAACCACAAAGTCGAGGCCGACACCACGCAAAGCATCGTAATTGTCAGCACCACGAAGCGCGGCGAGGGTTCCATTGCTTAACTCCATCGATAGATCAGCCTCGTTAGTCGATTGGACTTGTGACGGCGGGATCATGTTTTTGAGAGCCTTCCACGCGATCTGCTTCGCCTGCCGATAGGTCGGCGCGACATACCAGTTAATCGACCCCGGCTTGGAGATTGAAGCATGGAGTAATTCAGTGAGTGCGAGGTAAGTCTTTCCGAATCTCCGACCCGCTACCAGAACCCGAAACCTCTCCGGACTGTCGAATACTCTCGTCTGCGCTCTCGTCAGTCGTATCTCTGACAATGATTAAAGGCTCCAGATTTTGTTGTTCAATGTGTTTTTTGTCCTGCTGTCCGAGGCGTTGCTTGCCAAGCCATATTTGCATCGTCGCATTGCCTTCCTGCGCGGTTTTCCATTGCAGGCGGCGCAGTGATGCTTTACCGTTTTCTTTCCCGCGCTCGACTATAAGCGCAAGGTCTGGGTTCTTTTTCTTGTGCCGCTTCCAAGTCGCGTAATCAATGCCAAGAACTGCCGCGATCTCTGGCTCCGTGCAATCAATAGCCGCGAGCCTTTCTACTTGTTCGATGTCTATTTCTACTGGTGGTCTGCCCGGTTTCTTTTTAGGTTCATTCATGGCGCAAAATTACGATTTTCTCTTTTCTTTTGGAACATAAAAAAAAGAAGCGGTTAATCTTTTAATTGATGTGTTGTTATTATTTTGAACTTTTGCTTTTGCGCCGGGTGAAGCCAAACGACTGGGCGCTCTGTCCATAATCCAAGCATCAGAGTTATATCTGTGATTAACCATTGAAGGATGCGAAGTGACTGATCGATATTTTTTGCCTTTTTTATGCAGCCATTCACCAATAAATTCTGATAAATAATTTCCTAAACCCAATCCTTGAAAATCTGGCAATGTAACTGTTCTGTGCCCTTTCCATACGTTTTTAAGTTTTGGATGAGGAAAAGGCAAAATTGCTCCAAAAGTCGCCGGTTCGCCATCAAAAAATAATAAAAAACAGGTGGATGCTTTATTCACATCTGCGCTTAAATAATGATGTCCTCTAAAGATTCGCCAAGCAGAGTGATGACATCGGAATATCTGGATTTTTGATTGTTCTCGCCGAAGATACCCCCTTCGGAATGACATATCAGAAACGTCATAAATCCAATCAGGTTTTAGCCATCCTTGAACGTCATAATGGCAAGTTACAGCAACAAATTGCTTATTTGTTTTTCTTATTTGCTTTTGAATTGCATGGCTTCCAATTTTTGCGACTGTTCTATCAACGACTGAAGTAAATTCGTCAAAAACAATTAAATCATTTTTAGAAACCAAACATCTGGCTAATTCACATCTAAATTTCTGCCCATTTGATAAAGATGAATAAGGCAATAACCACGAAGGTGGAGAAGAAAAGCCAACGTGCGAAAGCGCATTAGTAATATCTGATGCGTTTAATTCTTTATCAAAATCATCTAATAAAGAATTTGCTTTCCATTCAAAACCTTGATGATAAAAATCATCGCCGAACGCTCTTTTTGCTATTGTCGTTTTCCCCGAACCAGATGCTCCAACAATTAAACCAATTTGCCAATTTTCTTCTTCGATTGGCATATTGACGGACCAAGATTTTCTTAATTTATCTTCGACAGGAATATCAAACATCCCCGCTACTTTTTCCGTGCGGAAAGATTTTTTGTAATCGATTTCTACTAAATGCTCAAAATTCGGCATTTTAAACCTTCATCAGTAAGCATTTGGAATACTTTTTCTTGCTCTTGCTCATCTTCACACTCAACAGCAACTTCAAAAACATTTTTTAGTTGTTCTTGTTCCGGCAAATCATCATCGATAAGCGTTTTATCAATCAGAAGATTCGCTAATTCTGAATTATTAAACCCTGTCATATCCAAATTGAAATTCAAATCATCGAGTTCTCGAATCTCAAGACCAAGCATCTCTATATCCCAATCCGCATCTTCGGATAATCTGTTATCAGCGAGGCGGTAGGCTTTCGCTTGAGTTTCGGTCAAATCCGCAACGTGAACCGGGACATCTTCAATCCCTAACTTCTGCGCCGCAAGCAATCGCGTATGACCCGCAATGATTACGTTCTCTTTATCGACAACAATCGGCTGTTGCCATCCAAATTCCTTTATGCTTGCCGCGATTTTATCCACCGCCGCGCTATTCTTTCTAGGATTCCTGGCGTAAGGAATCAGCGTATCGGCTTTAACGAGTTCTGTTTTCATTTTTTAATTTAGGCGGCGCGGTGGTTCTTCCCCAGTAAACGTAACTGGTGAAACTTTGGCACTCAATAATGCAGGTCTTTTGATACGCGCATTTTTCGCAAGGTGGGTTGTGAATCACTAACCCTTTATCCTCTCTCCTCGGCATTCATTCTCTCCCTCACAAGTGTGATCCAATCCATCAAATCCATTTCGATCTGAAAGTGGTGCAGACCGACAGCGCAAGCACAGCACCGGGCGCGCCAAGTTTTGTAATCCAAGCGGTACAAAAGCACCGGGTCATCACCTGTTCGCGCGGCTTGCGCCGCCGTCTGCGTCCACCATTCGTTGCTCCATTGCTTCGCTCGCTTGACCTCAATCGCCCAACCGGGAACGCCAATGATATCAACACCGCCTTGAGCGGCTTGCTGTTGCCAGTTGCGAGTAACCTCAAGCCCTAACTCGTCGCGCAGGGTGCGAGCAATTTCCTGCTCACCAGATCGGCCTTTGTTGCGTGAGTTGGTCACCCCTCACCATCCAACGGCTTTCGCCGCAAGGATTGATGATTTCGGACGATGAGGGGCGACTTCCCCATCAATAAACGGCGTTCTGGTTTTCGTTGTTGCTGTTATCGACCGAGTTGTTGCTTTCGTCGTGGGTCCCGCACTCCGTGCCAGAACAGACACCGGCTGACGGTGCGCCGACTTGGATGCAACCTTGCAAGCCGAAAATCAAACCAAGAGCAAGAAACCCGCTCCAGAACTTATTTTTTAAATCAATCATCAAAACACTCCCGAAATTGCCATCGAACCGAACCACACAATCGGAATGACCGTGCCGCCGCCGATGATAAACCCAATGAAAAACTCCGTCACTTACTCAAATTCCTTTACTTCTTTGTCCAAAAAAATACCGACGCTGTAAGTTGTATCGCCTATCTCTTGAGAGACGAAGGTCGAACATCCAGATAACAATCCGACGAACGCCATAACAATCAACACGACACAAACACCATTCCAACTGACAATGCTACTTATCATCACTTCTCTCCTGTTTTTTTGCTTCGGCGAATTCATGAAGACTTATGCCGAAACGGTTGTGGAACCATTCTCCCCAAGTCCATTGTCGGCTTGGGGTGAGTTCGTTTTGCTTGATCCAGACTGATCGGGCCGCGCAAAGTTTGAGCCTTTCAATATCGCTCTGATCTGGGCCAGAGAATCTTCCACCAGTTGCGGATCGACCGGCGGCGCGGGTAGTGCCGTCACCATTTTGTGATAAGCCGCCAGACGTTTCTCCGGCTGACACATCGCGAGAAACTCCGGCAGGCTCGGAGGCCATTCCCCGCCCTTCTTCACCAGAGTCGAAAAGCCCTCGCTGATATTCTCCATCGGGATGCTTGCCAGACCTTGTGACCATGTTTGTGCCGCGCTCGACAGATCGCCGTTAAGGTCGCAGACCTCTCCGAATTGCGAGACCCATTTGTGCCCGTATATTTCTGCCATACGCGTCCAAAACCTAGCGATTGCCCTTAGCGGCAATTCGTTCTTCGGCAAGTCGTGCTCTACCCGCCGCTGACTTGTTGAGATTTCCATCCGTAGTATTCCTAATATTTATATATTGGTCTGTTAATTGGTTTGTTCTTATGGACCTTACCGATTCGGTTAGGTCACACCTAACCAGTTCGGTTAGGTCACTCTCATCTGACGTTACCGGTTCGGTTAGGTCATCAAATCCGACAATCTCGTAAACATTAGACCGCTTCTTGCCCCTTCTCGTTTTCCGAATCCACCCCTTCGATTCGAGCGATGTCGTGGTTCGAGAGATGACGTTTGGATGATACCCGCACCGCTCCGAGATCGCTTCGCGTCCGGGCCAAACCGGGCGAGTGCTTTTCGGATCGCGGAACGAGTACAACGCCATCAGAACCCGAGTCTCGATCAGCGTCAAACGATGGTCGCGGATCAGTTCGTTCGGGATGATCGTAAAATTGCTCAAGCGTTTGTCTCATCTGGGAAAACATCAGGGCGAATCTCGTGGCGCGGAATTCCGGTGGCCATCTCGATCTTGATTACGAACTGTGGCGGGATGCCTTTGGAGTTCTCTCGATTAATCCAATTCCACACGTTCGATTGACGAACGCCAAGCATCCGCGCAAGCGCGGCTTGCGATCCAACCACTTCTAAAATTTGTTCAAGCACCTTGTTCATGGGCCGCGATGATACCCCACACTTGTGAAATTCGTAAAGCAGAAAATGAAATTGGCATCAACCCTATGCCAAAAAAAGTTTGCCAATATCCTTCTACCCTGCCTAATCCCAGGCAGAAAGCCTATATTTTTCAATAACTTATATCGCTTGCTCCATACTTCACAGGTGTGTAAGATATGCGTGTTGTTAGATTAAAACAAAACAGGAGATAAAAATGTTTCACGTTGACGCGCTAAATCCAATCGGTCTTGGCAACGACGGCCAACTCCTCGCCGATCTTGTCTTTGATCTTCTGCCCAAAGAGGGTTATGCCGACCCGTCAGAATTCGACGATAACGAGGGGAGGCTTATTTCTGAAGCCTGTAAAAAAGATGACTGGGCTTTTGTCCCTCAGTCTGGCGGCTTCGAGCCAGACTGGCTAATCGACATCCGCGTTTCGGGCGCAACAAGCCGTTATTCCAAATATCAAATTGATGACCTTGTTGACAGTTACATCGTTGATGACGATTTGATCGACGACTGGAAAGAAAATGGTTTTTACGGCCTTCTTTTCCCGAAGGTCATGCAGGCGATAGAAGCAGGATCGGAAAATCATTATTCTTTCTTATGAAACAAACAGGAGATAACGATGCACTTTGAAGATGACGACAACTGGGAGCAAGCGCAAGCGGAAGAGCAGATGCACGAATTGGCGCTCGCCTGCAACAAATTCGCCCTCGACATCAACGAGATTAGCGAGCAACTACAAGTCGCGGCAGATTTTTCAGAGCGATGGATGCTGGACGACGCGCGATACATGTTGCGATTGCAACGCGCCTTTCTGGACAAAATCATCGCGGAGATGGAGCAGAAGATTGGAGGGTACCAATGACTCTCGACAGGAAAACTTACATGGGGTCGTCTGACGCGGCTCCGGCTTGCGGATTAAGCCCGTTCGCCACGCCGCTCGATGTGTACAACGCCAAGCGCGACGGATCGCCGGAACTCGACACCATGCCGATCCGATTCGGCACGTTCAACGAACCGTTCGTTCTGTCAGAGTTCACCCGCGAAACCGGCATTGAACTGCAGGGCCATCAAGCGCACAAACGCCATCCAGAGTACGAGTTCATCGGGGCCACCCTCGACGCGCTGACAAGCGACGGACAGGCGATTGTGGAGGCTAAAACCACCTCGATGCAGTACGACGAATTGCCCAAGCACATATTGATACAAGTTCAGGAGCAACTGGCTTGCGCCGGGTTGAAAATGGCATTTGTGCCGGTGTTGATGCGGGGCCGCGACTTCAGGATTTTCGAGGTCGAGGCTAACGAGACTTGGCAGGAATGGATTCTTGAGAAGATGGCGCGGCTTTGGATTCACGTTCAAGAAGGCGACCCACCGCCGCCGATGACCCTTGCCGACGTGCGCTCGATGTTCCCAGAAAGTCAGGAAAGCCG